CCGGCCTAACCCCGGGGCCCGCCCCGGCGCCGGGCCGGGGGCCCGCGCCCGCGGCCGTCGCTCAGCTGCCCTCGATCGTGGCGTGCGTGGCCATGTAGCGCCAGATCGTCGAGAACGTCTCCGTGACCTGGACGACCTTCGACTGACGGCCGTCGGTCTTCCGGCGGTCGATCGGGTTCGTCTCCATCGGCTCGAGGTGGTGGATCGAGCACTGTTCGATGTCGAGGACGACGCCGAAGCGGGTCTTCCCGGCCTCGTTGAACATCTGCTGCGGGACCCACCGGATCTTCCCGTTCCCCTCGACGCTCGTCTCGGTGACGCCCATGCGGAGCGTCTTGGAGTCGACCTGCGTCCGCTGCAGCTTGTCGAGGGGGATCGTCGCCAAGTCCTTCCCGAGCAGGCTGTCGATGAACGCATAGCGCACGTCGGAGCCCGTGTTGCCCGTGAAGATGACCCGGTGGAACTCGAGAATGTCGAGCTCGCTGAACGTGCCCGACGTGTAGGTGAGCGCGTTGGGGATGTTGTAGCTGAGGACGCCGCCCTGCGAGGTGACGTTCACGCTCTTGCCCCCGCGGGTGACGCGCTTCTTCTCGCGCTTGCCGAAGAACAGCTTGTATTCCTCCGAGCTGAGGAAGTCGTACAGCTGGCGGTCGCGGTTCCGCTGCCAATCGTCCTTGGTGTAGTTGGCGGTCGCGGCCCGGCGGTTCGTGATCTCGATTACCGCGTCGTGGCTCTCGGCATAGTTGTAGTCGCCGCCCGGCATGGTCGTGCGGCTCTCGCTCATGCCGTACCCCTCCTCCTTGAGGTTGCCGGTGCGGACCAGCTTCTCACCGGACCCGATCGCGGGGACCGTGCCGTAGGTCGTCGAGGTGCCCCCGTCCCACCGGCGTACGCTGATGGTGTTCAGGGTCGAGTCCACGCTCATGACGACGAGCACGGCGTTCTCGGCCGTGACGTTGTTCGGCAGGAGGAGCGTGTCGTCGGTGAGGTAGTAGTTCCCGTTGACGACGGTGAGCGTGACGGCGGCGCCGGCGGACCCGGCCGACGTCGCGCCGGTGGTCGTGGTCACGCGGGGGATCGCGTCGTCCGTCTCCCACTCGATCTTCTCCGAGCGCATCCGTTCGCCGCGGCGGAGCTTCCGCATCAGCGTGTTCAACACGTTCGCCTGCGGCATCCTCTCGGTGAGCCGTCGGTCGACGTGGCGGACCTTGTGGTCCGTGGGGGTGGAATCCTCCTCGATCGCGCCGGTGACGGTGCCGAGGAAGGGGAGGAAAATGGCGGCGGACAGAACCGACGCCACATCCGAGAACCCGGCGAAGCCGCCGAGCGCGGCCGCCGCGACGAGCGCGACGACGGCGAGGGCCGCTACGAGGGTAGAGCGCTGGATAGCGTTCATTGGGGGTGTGGTGTTGGGCCAGGGTGGCCCGTTTCGTCTGCGCGTCCGGCGCCTCGGCCCTCGGGGGAAGGGAGCTCGAAGCGGACGCGGCCGGCGCTCACAGCGCCAGGCCTGCCCCCGTCAGAAGTCTTTGTGGATGCCGGCCTGCCCGCTCCGCGCGGGGCCGTCGGTGAGCATGTCGGCGCCGCCGTTGCGCGCCCCGGAAGGGAGCTGGCGGGCCTGCTGCAGCGTGGCCCCGGTGAGGCGGGGGAGCTTGCCGGCGGCCTGGTCCCGCTTGCCCTTGAGCGTGCGCTCGGCCTCGAGCCGCCCGGCCACCTTCCCCCGCTCCTCGGCCGCCTTCACGTCGGCGTCGTAGGCGAGCATCTTGCGGTAGCCTTCCAGCTTCTCGGCCGCGGGCACGAACCGGCCCGTCTGCGGGTCGCCCTTCTCGAAGCGCTTGATCTGCCCGAAGAACCGGGCGGCGCCGGCGTCGTCGAGCTCGAGCTTGGCCGCCAGCGCGTCGGCCGCGGCGTTGAGCTCGCCCTGGTACGTCCGGATGTACGCCTCGCGGTCGGACGCCTCCTTGGCCGTCTGCTCCTTGCGGAGCTTGAGCGCCGTCTTCTTCTCGATCGCGGCGTCGTGGCCGTCGGGGTCGAGGTAGCGGTCGGGCACGACGACGTCGACGCCGTCGAGGTGCGCGGCGACGGCCTCCTCGACGCTGAGCTTGGGGTCGGCGAGCATGGCGTCGAGCACGGCGGCCAGCGCCGGCGCCCGCTCGATCACGTCGGCGATGCGGTCCTGGACCTCGCGCATTTCGCGGTTCGCCGTCTCTAGCCCGGTGAACCGCTCGACGAGCTCGTCCTCGTTGCTCACGACGGCCTCGGGGATCGCCGCGGCGATGCGGGCGGCCAGGCTCTCGGCGAGCGCGACGGGCGCCGGCTCGGCGTCGGCCGCGGGCGTCTCGGCCGCGGCCGCATCCGGCCCCGTTTCGGCGGAAACCGCTTCGGCCTCGGCCGGCTGGTCGGGGGCGTCGTCCTCGTCGGGGTCGAACAGGCCTTCGACGCCGAGGGCGGCGAGGGGGTCGAACGTGCCGGGCTCCTCGACGTCGCCGGCGGGCTCGTCGTCGGCCGCGCCGAGGGGGTCGAACCCGTCGAGCCCGTCGTCGGCGACGTCGCCGTCGTCGCCGTCGCCGTCGATGAAGGCGTCCCCGGTCGGGGCGGCGTCGCCGGCGTCGGCCTCGAGGAGGGGCGCGTGAGGGTGAAAGCTGAGGGCGAGGGCGAGGAGCGAGCGCATGGGCGTGGTTGGTCGGGGGGGGAGGCGTTACCGGCCGGCTGAGCTGGCCCCCGGCCCGCCCTTGCCGCCAGCCGATCGGGCGTCCGATCGGGGCGGGGGCTTCGGGGCGGGGGGCGCGGCCTGGCCGGCGGGGGACGTGGGCGCGCCGCCGGGGGCCTGGCCGCCCGGCGTGTTCTGCGCCTGCTGCAGGAGCGCGATCGCGGCGGGGTCGCCCTGCGCGGCGGCCTGGACGATCCCGTCGACGGTGGCCGGGTCCATGCCGGCCTGCATCAGCGGGTTAGTCTGCTGGATCAGCGCCAGGAGCGCGCGGGCGCGCGGGTGGCTGCTGATCGTGAGGTACTGCGGGAACGTGAGGTAGCCGGCCGTGAGGAAGTCCTTGGCGTCCTGCTCAAAGAGCATCCGGAGGGTGGCCGTGTTGGCGACCTCCCCGATCGCCACGTCCCAATCGAGCGAGCGGACGCTCTCGGGGTTGTAGATCGTGACGCCGAGCACGCCCGGCCCGCTGCGGACGGGGCGGACCTGGTCGAAGAACTGCGCGATGAGCTGGACCTTCTTCTTCTCGTGGGCCTGCCGCATCTCCTGGTAGCTCTCGAGGAGGTCGGCGACGCCCGTCGCGGCCTGCTCGACCATCTGCCGGTAGAGGCTGGCCGCGGTCCCGCTCTGCGGCTCGGCGCCCGTCGTGGCCGCCGTCATGCCGGTGGTCTTCTCGACGTACTGGTCCTGCAGCGTGAGCATCTGGAACAGCGACGCCGGGACGCTCTGCCCCTGGATGTGCTTGATCGCCGCCGGCCCGCCGTACTGCGCCAGGTCCTCGGCCTGGTAGAACAGGATGTTGCCCGTCTCCGTCCACTCCTTAGCGAAGCTGGCCGGCGTCATGCCCTCCGGGATCAGCTCGCGCGGGATCGCCCACAGCCCCTTCGCCGACGTCGTTATGAGGGCGTCGATCTGGCTGAACAGGCGGTTGATCTGCCGCTGCGGGTCGAGGAGGTCGAGGAGGAAGCCGAAGACCTCGCCGTCGGTGAAGTCGTTGAGGCTGACGGAGTAGGGGTGCTTCTTGTGCCAGTACGGCGTCTCGGCCTGGGCGAGCACGTGGCCCGTCGGCGAGAGGAAACAGAAGTCCCACCAGAGCGCCGGCTTCCGCTCGACGACGAGGGGCGGCTGAGGCTCGCCGGTGGCCGGGTCGGGGGTGACGGCGCGGGCCTGGTTCTCGAGGCCGACGAGCTGGCGGACGAGCTCGACGCTCACCGGCTCCCCCTCCTCGGCGCCGAGGGCGATCGCCCACTCCTCGATCGTGAGGCGGGCGTTCGTCGACGGGTCGTAGACGTGCTCGCGCCAGCCGCCGCACAGCTCCCAAGACTCGATGATCCGCCAGGTCGAAAGGTCCTGGGGGACCATGAAGTCGAAGTTGTCGACGCGGTCGAACCCGGTCGTCTTGTCCCACACTTCCATGAACGAGCGCCCGAGGTCGGTCGAGCGCGCGTAGACCTCGCGTAGGGCGACCTCGTCGGCCGGCGTCTTGCAGAACTCGGCGATCGCCTCCTCGGGGGCGACGTCGTGGAGCTCGCCGATGATGCGGAGCTTCTTGAGCCGGCGGTCGGCGGCCCCCCTCGACATGAAGAAGGCGCACGGGTGGACGAAGTCGTCGGCGATCGTGAAGCGGTCGGCCTCGTCGTCCCACGCCTCCGTAGCCTTCCGGATGGAGAACGCGCCCTGCGCGTGCTCGCCGAACCCGTCGGCGTCGAGGATGTGGCTCTGCTCCTCGCGGTTGACGCTCTTGAGCGCTTCGCCTATCTCGGTGGCCGTCTGCTCGTCGTCGCCGTCGACGGGAAACACGGTGAGCTCGGCGCGGCTCTGCCGGAACATGCCCTTCAAGTGGCGGAACGCGGGGCGGACCCGGTTCATCACCCAAGGGATGCGGCCCTGGTCGCGTATCTCCTCCTCCTCGTCGATCGTCTCGCCGTCGGCGTCGACGTAGGTCCCCCATTGCAGCGCGGCGATCGCGTTCCGGACGAGCTCGCGCTTGCGGCGCCAGCCCTCGAGCCCTTCCCACGCCGCGCGGGCGCGCATGAGCCGCGCCTGGTTGATGGGGAAGCGGGCTTCCGGGGTGTCGTCGGGCGCCTCGAGGTCGACGTCGTCGTACTCGGCGGTCGAGGCGACGGGGCCGCCGAGCTGGTGGCCGCCGTAGGGGCCGGTGGCGAAGGGGTCGCCCTGGGCCTCGCCGTCGCCCGCGTGCGCTAGGCCGTCCTCCGCTGATCTCCGATCAGCAAACGGGGCCGCCGGCGCGATGAGCTCGTCGAGCTCGTCGGGGGGCTCCTGGTGGGGCGGCAGGGGTAGGGGCACGCGGGCGAGGGCAAGAATGAAAAACGCCGGCGCCCCCCCTGGATGGGAGGGCGCCGGCGTTCCGGATCGAGGCGGCTAAGCCGTGTGGTTCCTGCGGGCCTTAGCGGCCGGGTCGGTCGAACGCCTTGAGCGTGACGTGCTGCTCGGCGTCGTGGTGGAACTCGATGATGAGCAAGCCGTGGTGCCCGTCGAGCGCCCTGTTTACGGCCTGCTCAATCTGCTTTAGCCGGTTGTGTCGGTTCCGCGCTCGCGCTCGGACCTCCTCGTTACGTGCTTGCTCGCGGGGCGCGCCAGGCTCGAGGCTGAGCATGGGGCGTCGGGCGGATATAGTGTGCAAGGGTGGGGGGAAACCCTAGGAACGGGGCCGAACGTACGGCGCCCCTAAGTGCGCCCGCAACGATCGGAGCACCGGGGCACTCAGAACCGGCTCGGCCGCCCCCGCTCGCGCTTGACCGGCTCGGCGACGTCGTAGGCCGGGGCGCGGTAGCGCGTGCAATCGAGGGCGAGCCAGACGGCGCCGGCCGTCGCTATGACCTCGTCGTCGTGGTTCCCCTTCCGCGCTTTCAGCTTGCCGTCGGGCCTCAGCTCGAAGACGTCGAGCTCGTCGCAGGCGTTCTTGCTCCGCTCGATGTAGCGCTCCTCCTCGAGCGCGCGGTCGAGCGCGTTAATCAGCATGGGCTTCGTGAACTTGTCGGTCCAGAACCCGAGGGCCAGCGTAAACGGGTCGTCGGGCCGCCCTTGCGTCTCGCGGTAGTAGAGCCGCTTGTAGACCTGGGCGATCTCCTCGAGCGTGGCGATCGACCACTCCGGTTGCACGCCGCGCTCCTCGTCGCCGCCGTCGTTCGTGTAGCGGTTGACCTCGACGGCGAGGTAGGCGTCGTCGTAGTACCGGGCCAGGCCGGCGGCCGCCCACGCGAACAGGTCGGGGCGGAGGTGCCCGCGCCAGACGGCGACCACTTCGGGCCGGCCGCCCCAAAGCATCGGCGCGCGGTCGACGATCTTGCAGACGGAGTAGTCGGCGGCCTCGCTCTTGCCGCCGGGGTCGGCGAACGCGGCGTAGCGGCGCTTGATGGGGAGGTCCTTAACGAGGCCGCCGTAGCGGTCGCCCGGCCGGCGCCAGATGGTTAGCGGGCCGTGCGCCTCGTCCTCGACCAGGCGGAGCTCGACGAGGGCGTCCTTGCCGTCGCGGCCCTTCCCGGCCAGGCGCCCGACGAACGCCGGCGGCCGCGCGGTGTGGCGGCGGGCCTTCTCGACGGCCTCCGGGGTGAAGAAGCGTTGGCCGGTCGAGATGAACGCCTCCTGCGCTGTCGTGGGGAACTCGGCCTGCATCATGAACCGGCGCCCCTTGAAGCCGCGGAGCTTCGCGCGGTAGAACGCGATCTGCTCGAGGGTGCAGCCGTGCTGCGCCCAAAGGGCGACCTCGTAGCTGTCGAGGGTGGCCACGAACGCGGCGACGTCGGCCGGCGCGTAGCTCTCGAGCGGCTGCTGGTACTTCTCGATCGCGCACCAGGGGATGAACACGCTCTTGAACGCGCTCGTCCCGTTGGCCGCGGCCAGGTGCTCGGCGTGGAAGAAGTTTCCGACGCCCTTCGCCGTGCTCTCGAGGACGGCCATGGTCCCGGCCAGGTCGGTGCGCCCCGACGCCAGCCCGCCGAGCATGGCCTGGGCCAGCGCCTCGGCCGACTTCTTCGGGGTCGACGTCCAGCTGGCGACCTCCGTCGCGTGGAAGAGGTAGAACGTGAAGCCGCGGACGGCCTCGGGGTTCTCGACCGACCCCACGCCGATGATCGCGCGGCGCTCGCGGACCTCGCGCTGGTTCGTCGAGCGGCCGTAGGGGCCGAGCGTGACGGTGTACGGGTGCGTCGTCGTGGGGTAGGCGTCGGCCGCGCGCTGGTACATCTGCAGCACGTGGCCGGCCTGCTCCTTCACGTCGCCGATGATCGCGGAGTGCCAGGCCGTGCGGTGGAACAGCTGGATCCACATGAAGATGAACTGGACCAGCGTCGAGCCGCCCCATTGTCGCGCCTTGAGGAGGACGATCAAGACGGGCTTCCCCTGCCAGAAGACGTCCAGGACCTCGCGGAGCATGAGCCGCTGCGGGTGGCGGAGCACGAACGGGACCAGCTCGCCCTCGCAATCGACGTTGACGCACGTCGCGGCCCAATACTCGAAGTCGTAGCCGCACCGCGCTTCCAGGAGGCCGACCAGGACCTCGTCGGGGCTGAGCTTGTGGGCGTGGGCGTACGTGGCCAGGTCGCCGGCCTCGGCGATCGCGCGTAGGAGCTCGCCGGCGGGGCCGGCCGTCTCCCACATGGCCACCGGGAGCGCGATCGTCGGCGCGTCGTCGCCGGGCAGGAGCTTGAGCGGGCGGCGGGGTTCGTGGGAGCCCTCGCCGGTGAGGGGGTCGTAGCGGTACTCGACGCGGCCGCGCCGGCGCCGGCTCTCGGCGAGGACCTGGTCGACGGGCGCGTCGATCGGGACGGGGCGGGGCTCGGCGGGCATCGCGGGTTGCGTTAAAAGTGAACGCCGGCGCCGCTCCTGGATGGAGGGCGCCGGCGTTCCGGATCGGGGTGGCAAAGCCGAGGGCGGGAAGCTACGGGGCGGCGAGGTCGTGAGCGCACGGGCCTTCGTGCCCCGGCTCTCGCGTGCAAGGGGCGTAGCCGGGCGGGGTGAACCCGTGCGCGCTGCCGTGCGGCTCGGGCGGGGGGTGGCGGCGTCGGCTCGCGTCGTAGCTCTTGAGCCATAGGCGCGCCTCTTCCTCGTCGTAGCGCTTGCGGTCGCTGGCCTCGACCGCGGCGCGGCGCCGGCGTGCGGCCTGGACCTCCTCGTAGTAGTAGTTCCGGCCGGCCTCGCCGGGGTGGTAGACCTCGACCGAGCGGCGGCGGATCTGCTCGTAGAACTCGCTCGACCGATCGGGCTCGATGCTCGCGGCCTGGTCGACGGCGACGTCGTAGCGTTCGAGCCAGCGGTCGAGCTCGTCGTCGAACGCGGCCGTGCGGTCAATCGGCCCCCACTCGACGGCCCCGCGCGTGGGCGGGGTGAGCGTGGCCAGGAGCTCGTCGAGGGGGTTCGCGCTCGGGCGGGCGAGCGCGACGCCGAAGTCGAGCGGGGCGGCCCGCGGGTCGAGGCGGTTCGCCAGCTGGCGGAGGAGGCGGGCGAGGTGGCGTTTCACGCGCGGCCCTCGGGCAGGACGAGCCCGGCCGGCTGGACGAGCGGCGGGGGGAGGCCGGCGCCCCCTTCGTGCATCTGGTCGAGGACGGCGTCGACGGCGGCGATGATGCGGGCGCGGAGGACGCCGGGCGCGGTGGGGTCCTGCTGGCCGGCGCGGATCGTGACCGTCTCGCTGGCGCGGAGGGCGAAGCCAGGGTTGCCGTCGCCGTCGTGGACGGTGAGGCCGGTGTGGAAGTCGATTCGGAGCTCCATGGGGGCAAGTGGTGGCCAGGCTTACGGGCCGGGCCGGGGGACGTCAGGGCTGGCCGTACCAGAACAGCGCTTGCTCGGCGTTCGTGAGGGCGAGCGCTCCGCCGCGGCTGCGCTCCTTGCCGTGTTGCTGCTGCTTCAGGCCCTCGATCGCCATTCGTAGGAGCTCGTCGATCGAGGGGATGAAGTGGAGCGTTTCGCGCGTGGTGCCGGCGGGGTCGGCCTCGGCCTCCTGGCGCGTGGTGAACTGGCCGCTATCGTTCTCGCGGTAGGCGACGCGCTCGCCGGCGTCGGATCGGTCGAGCTCGGCGGGGGCGGTGGGCGGGGCGGTGGTGCCTTCCATATCGGCTAGGGGTTGGCGGTGGCTTGCGGGGCGGGGGGGCGGGGATGTCGAGCACGCTAGGCCAGGGCGCCGGCGACGTCGCGCAACCGCTCCTCGATGGCGTCGAGCACGTCGGCCAGCCGGGACGCTTCGGCGGCGACGGCGTTCGTGTGGTCGATGAGCGGGGAGGGGTGCGGCTTGGGGCCGGCGCCCGTCGGGCCCCCGCGTTCGGGGCCGCCGGTGCCCGCGTGCTCGGGGCGGATCCCGTGGCCGATCCGCTGTCGGATCTGGTCGAGCTGCATGGCGACGCGGGCGGCCGTGTCGTGGCTGCGGGCGACGGCGCCGCCGGCGTGGCGGAGGCCTTGGGTGAGCGGGCCGGTTTCATCCGGCGAGGTTTCGTTCTGCGGGTGGTCCTGGTACACGTGGGTTGAGGATAGGGGCGGAAAGGGCTGGTACATGGGCGCTGGTGGAAGGGTGGGCTAGTCGCGGATCCCGAGGGCGGTGCGCGTGGCCGCGGCGCAACGGGCGGCGACGTGCTCCCACGCGCGTTGGATCGAGGCGGGGAGGTCGCGCCACTCGGGCATCTTCGCGCCCATGAAGTTGACGAACCCGGTCGCGCGGCCGTAGGCGTGGTAGGCGCCGGCGCCGCTGAGCCCCATCGGCGAATCGGGTCCGAGCTGCAGCGCGTCGTCGACGGCGCGGCCCTCGATCTTCCGGGTCCAGGCGTCGACGTCGGCGAACGCCTCGACCGTGCCGGGGCGGGTGTCGAGCGTGCGGTCGTAGGCGAGGAACGGGCCGGGCGTCGACGTGTGGACGGAGGCCAGGCGGGCCAGCTCGCCCTCGGCGCCGACGACGCGGTGGACGCTCACGGTGAGGCCGACCTTGTCGAGCTCGGGGATCGCGTTGTGGAACGCGCGAATGTCCTCAAGGCCGAGGGCGTAGCCGTAGGCCGCGAACCCGAACCGGGCGGCTTCGAGCACGTGGGCGAGGGCGGGGGGGACGTCGGCGAGGAGCGGGGGGAGCTCGGGGCTCAGCTCAGCTGCGGCCGGCTGGACGGGGTCGCTTGACATGGACGGGGGAGGTTGCGGCCCGGTGGGCGGCCAGGTTGACGGAGCGGGTGAGCGAGCGCTTTGCGTGGACGAGCGTCGGGGCCTCGCCGTAGTCGTGGGGGTTGCCGTACGTCTCCCAACGGTAGCCGAGCGTGCCCCCCTCCTCGATGTAGCCGGCGGAGCCGACGGCCATTGCGTCGTTCTCCGGGTGCGTCCCCTCGCAGAGGTCCCAACGGGCCGGCTCGATGCCCGTCCGGATCCAGCGCTTCGCCGGCGTGGGGATGCGCTTTTCGTGGCCGCACGGGCAGCGGAAGCGGTCGCCGCCGGCCGGCTCCATCGTCTCGAAGCACTCGGGGCACGTGCGGTTCATCGGAGCTGCAGGAGGAGCTTGAGGGCCACCTTGAGCCGGCGCCAGAAGGGGAGGCCTCGCGCCTTGAGGTAGCCGATCCGCTCGCCCTCGGTGCGGATCTGCTCGGCGAGCACCTTCGGCACGCCGACGACGCGCGGGTGCCGGCGGCCGCGGAGGCCTCGGAGGGGGCGGGGGTTCATCGAGGCCATTCGTTCGGGTGCGCTAAGCGGGTCCAGGGCGGGGGGCCGATGAGGAGGAAGGGGCGGGCGAGCGTGCGGCGGGCGTCGGCGAGCGCGTCGAGGACCGGGCCGACGCGCTCGGCGTCGAGGAGCACGACGGTTTCGCCGGCGAGCTCGGGGACGAGGTAGAGCGACGCCGCGCCGTAGGGGTAGACGAGGCGGCCGGTGACGATCGAGCCGCCGGGCGTGCGGGCGCGGACGTCGTCGAACCGCACGCGCGTCATGCCCTCGGGGCGGGTGTGGCCGTGCCGGTAGCACCGGGAGCGGCGGACGGCGGCGAGGGCGGCCGGGCCTACGAGCGCGTGGGCGACGGCGTAGTCGTGCGTCGACCTCGACGAGGCCAGCGCGTAGACGTGCCGGCGGATCCGCTCGCCGGGGGCGTCGGCGCCGTCGGCGCCCCCCCGTCCGCCAGCCCCGCGCGCACCTGGCGGATCCCCTGTAGGAGGGCCGCACTCGTCAGGAGGAGGAGGCTGGCGAACATGGGGGGGCATCGGTCGGGCGAGCGGAGGGGGGCGCCTTACGGGGCGCCGGGTCGGTCGGGCGGCTTACTCGTCGTCGGGCGTGTCGCGGGGGTGGCCGCCCTTGTCCTCCTGTTCGTCGTCCTCCGCGGCCAGGACGTCGACGGCCTCGCCCTCGCCCCGCGCTTCGAGCTCGTCGAAGTGGCGGCCGACGGCGTCGCGCGTGTCGCCGGGCGTGTGGCCGGTGGCCGTGCCGGCGAGCTCGCGCGTGCCCCAATAGGCGTGCGTGCCGGGCTCGGACCAGCTGTGGTTCTGCGCGCAATCGCCGAGCTCGATCGGCGCGGGCTCGCCGTCGACGGCGTCCGTCGTCTCGATCGCGGCGTCGAGGCCGGGCGATACGGGGATCCCGGCGGCGCCCATGGCCCCGCGGTTCTCGCGGGCGGTGAACCCGTCGGCGATGGTGGCCAGGTCGGCCGCGGCCTCGTCGGTCGTGTGCGGCTCGACCAGGACCATGGCGATGCCGAACGCCTCCTGGAAGACGGGGACGTCCTCAAGGGGGTTGCTGTGGTCGAGGCGGTCGAACGTGAACGTCCGGTTGCCCCAGGTCACGACGTCGACGGGGTAGGCGCCGTCGGGCCGGGCGAGGAACGCCGGGACCAGGCCGTAGGTGACGAGCTCGCCGGTCTTGAGCTCCAAGCGGACCCGTTGCATCGGGGCGTTCGGGTTGTTCGCCGGGTGCGAGCGGTCGCGCGTGTCGGCGGTGGGCTGCTGCTGCTGCATACTGCTTCTCGATGAGGGGGAGGGGGGAAAGGCTTACGGGCCTGCGTTCACGTTGACGGTCACGCCGACGTGCTGTAGGAGCGCCGCGAAAGGCCCCGCTGCGCTGGCGCCGCTCGCGCTCTGCGGGCCGGATCCGTCGCCGAATCCGTGTTGGAGCCGGGTGAGCCGGATGAGGAGGCGGTCGAGCCCCATGTGCAGCTCCTCGTTGGTCATTTCCGGGAGCCGGCGGACCAGCTCGACCATGTAGGCCGAGGCGATGCCGGCGATCGCGTCGGGCAGGCGGGCGGCGCTGACGAGGTCGTCGCGTAGCGCCTGGATGAGCCCTAGCGTCTCGGCGTCGAGCGGTTCGCCCCCGCGCGTGCGTACGTCGGGGGCGTTCGCCACAACGCGAACGAGCTCGCCCGATCGCTTGGCCAGGGCGGCGTCGGCGCGGGCCTTGGCCTCCTGGCCGGCCAGCATGGCGCGGGCGCTGCGCGTGGTCGGGGCGGCGTTCGGGTCCTGCTCGCGGGCGCGGAGGAACCGGCCCCACTCCAACCGCCAGCGGGACGCCAGCTTGGCGTCGACCTCCGGGACGTCGCCGCCGTTCAGGACGGTGACGATCTGCTCGTCGGAGTAGTGCGGGCGGGGGGTGTCGCTCACAAGTGGCTAGCGGTGTGAGCGAATGTAGTGAGCGGGAGCCGATTCCCACCGGCCCCCGCTCACAAGCGCGTGAGCTCGCGTGCCCCCGGATCACGTCTCGCGGCGCCCGCGCATGACCAGGAGCTCAAGGGGGGTGAGATCCCACTCGTCGACGACGACGAACAGGTCCGAGCTGAGCCGGCGGAGGAGGTACGGATCCCGGTTGGGCTCGGCCCGAATGGGCGTGTCGCTCCATCCCTCGACCTCAAAGAGCGTGAAGTGCTCGCGGGGCTGGCCGCGCATCCGGTTCCGGACGTCGGCCGGGATCATGGGGACGAGCGCGTAGGCCGTGACGGTCGCCTGCCATTGGCCGTTCTTGACGCCGTGCCGTCGGCCGAGGTCGACGTTGTGGGTGAGCGTCCCGCTCGGGGGGCCATTCGAGTTGACGCGGGCGTCGAACGTGGCCAGCTCCGAATGGGGCGACCAGGTGAAGCGGAGGTGGCGGCGGTCGGCCCGCGCGATCGCCAGGCGCGGGCGCATCTTCTCGTCGAAGCCGCCGGCGCGGACGGCGTCCTGCAGGCTGAGGAGCGGGGTACCCTCGGCGAGCGCGCCGTAGGCCTGGGCGAGCGCTTCGTGCTCGGCGTCGACGCGCCGGCGCTGGCTCTCGGTGTAGTCGCGGAGCCGGCGGCGGGCCTCGGCGGGGTCCATGCGGATTGTGGGGGCGTTCATGGCGGGTCCTGGTTGGGGGAGGGTGGCGCCTTACGGGGCGCCGGGGGAGGTCAGGCGGTGACGGGCTCGGCCTTCTCGGCGGCGAGCGCGGCGGCGCGGGCCTCGCGCATGGCCTCGTCGTAGCCGCGGGTCCACGCCGCGCGCTCCTGCTTCTTCCAGGGGTACGGGTGGGGGTTCGTGTGTACGCCGTGCCCGTCGTGGAACGCGCGGGCGCCGGCCGCCCGTAGCTCGACCTCGTCGACGGCCTCCTGGTCGGCGGGGGCGGGGGCCGGCGGCTCGATCGGGGGCGGGGCCTCGACCGCGGGCCGGCGCGGCTTGACCTCGCCGCGGACGCCCATCGCGCGTGTGACCTCGTCGTAGCACGTGGCGAGGATCTGGCGGACGGCCCCGCGGCGGTACACGACGGCGCCGAGGCCGTCGAAAAGCTCAAGGGCGAGGGTGCGGCGGAACTGGCCGTATTCGTGGGCGGCGCGGTCGCTGAGGCCGTTCTTCTTCGTGCTCTCGTAGCGGCCGGGCTGGTACTTGCTCTCGGCCACGTTCTCGGACAGCCAGACCTCGACCTGGTCGACCTGGGGCACGGTGAGCCGTAGGGCGCACGCCAGGTTGGCCTCGTTGCGGAGCCGGCGACCGACCCACTCGACGAGCCGCCCCTTGAGGTCGTTGGAGCTGACTTGCTCATTCAGGCTGTAGCCGGGGTGCGTGAGGTCGAGGGCGCGTTCCCGGTCGAGGTCGGCGAGCTGCGCCTTGGTCCTGGTCGTGAGGGCGGCGAACTCCGCGGCCAGCTCGGGCTCGGGCCAGGCCGGCCCCGGCGTCGCCGGCGTTTCGGCGGAAACGGGCGCCGGCGCCGGGGCCTCGGCCGCGGGCGGCGTCGCCTCGGCCGGGGTGAGCGGGTTGCTCGCGTCGACGTCGGCGGGCGGGGTCCACTCGGCCGACGTGTCGACGGGCTCGACGGGTGGAGCGGAAGCGTCGACGTCGGGGGTCGAGGCCGTACGCTTCCGGTCGAGGGCGTTCGCGTAGGTGGCGCGGGCGCCGCGGACCTGGGCGGCGAGGACGTTCGCGGAGCCGACGAGCTCGGGCGGCAGGAACCCGGCGGCGTTGACGGCCACGTGGAGCTCGGCCGCGGCGAGGCTGAGCCCTTGGAGCGTGTGAACGACGCGCTCAAGGGTGGCCTCGTCGACGGCCTCGGGCGTGACGGCCCCGGTGAACCGGCCCTCGACGTCGCGGAGCTCGGCGCGGAGCCGGGCGAGCTCGGCCTGGGCGTTGGCGAGCGTGATCGGCTCCTCGCCGTCGTCGGCCGGGGCCTCCTCGACCGAGAACAGGACGGGGGCGGCCTGGTCGGCGCGGCGGGCGGCCTCGCGCTCGACGTTCTCGACGAACCCGCGGACGAACTCGGCGACGCGCTCGGCGCTCGGGCTGTTGATCGCCGTCTCGATGATGTCGCGGACCTTGAGGGTGGCCCGCCCCTCGATCTGCGGGATGAGCTCGGCGTGCTCGTTGATGCACGTGTAGAGCGGGACGAGCGTCCGCGCCTTGACCTGGCTGATCTTCCCCGTCCGGTTCAGCTCGCGGACCTCCTCGGGCAGGATGAGGAGGCGGAGGAAGTTGGACACGGTCGGGCGGGCGTAGCCGTAGCGGCGGGCGACCTCCTCAAGCGACCAGCCGAACCGCTCGATGCGTAGCGCGATGCCCTCGGCCTCCTCGACGGCGGAGACGTCTTGCCGGTGGCGGTTCTCGTTCATCGCCTGGTCGGCCATGGCCTCGTCGGTGAGCTCGACGAGCTCGACGGGGATCGTGCCGGGGGGCACGCCGACGAGCCCCTTGCCGTCGCGGCCGACCAGGTCGGGCTCGCCGGCGCGCTTCCAGACGAGCGCCCACGCGCGGGCGCGGCGGTGCCCGAACGCCAGCTGCGCGCGGACCCCCTTCGGGCCGGCGAGCTGGCCGAGGTCGCCGTCGGGCTGGAACCGGCCGGCGCTCGGGGGGAGCACCCGCCCGTTCTTGTCGAGGAGGCGGGCGCGCGGCGGCTGCAGCTGGCCGTCGCGCTCGATGGAGTCGGCGAGCTCGACGAGCCCCGCGGCGTCGTAGTGCGCCCGCGTCTGAAACGGGTTGTCGTCGATGAGGGGGAGGGGGATGAACGCGCGCATGGGTTAGAGCGGGTGGTGCCCCTCGGCCCAC